TTTGGGAACCGTCTGAGTGAGCAACGTGTCAATGTGGGTGGATGTGTTGGGGCACTTGATTTCCACAAGCCCGTCAGCACCCACCAACCCGTCCGGGGACGCGCCAGCATTGGCAATATCAGGATGCTCAACAAAGGCTTCCTCATCAACCATCACCTGACGTTCAGCCTCATACGCGGCGCGGGCCAGCGGTTCGGTGTCTGTGCCCCACTGCATGGCAGAGTTGTTGAATGACTTTTCTGCCTGTTGCGTCATGCGCTCAACAATCAGTTGGGCCATGTAGTTGTCCCGGCTGGCGGCATACCCTGTCTTGGTGCGGGCCACAACGTCCGTGACGCGGGACGCAGTGACCTTGCCTAAGCGGGCGTTGAACCATTCGTCAGTTCGCTGTTCCATCGTCCACCACCTTCACTGAGTTGTTGATTGCCAAAAGGCTGTTGATGCGGTCATCCAGTTCCTTGACGGCCATAGCGAACTTTGAGCGCAGTTCCTGTTTTTGCTTTTCCAAAGCGGCAATCTGTTGAGGGCGGACGTCAAAGTCATCCGGCACATCAACCTCAAACGCGTGTTCCCGGACAACAAAATAATTGTCGATTTTGCTGTCACGGGGGTCAAAGCCAAGGAAAATGAAATCAACTTTGTCATCCCAAGGGAACTGTTGGGCAACAATAAAACCTTTAATGATGACTTTCATTTGGACACCCCCAACTCAGCTTTTTTGGCGTCCTTGGCGGCAATGATGCGTTTCTGCGCGTTGGCGTCACCTTTGGTTGCTTTGAAGGCGTCTGTGTACGCCTTGAGCAAGGTTTTCTCATCGCTGGACGCGCCAATATTTGCCAAGTGGTCAGCCATGAGGGTTTCGTCAACAGCGAACTTTTTGGGGTTTGAGGCCACTGAGCCGTCATCGTCTTGAGGGGCCATGCCCATTGCGCTCATCAGGCTGTATCGGCGGGCATACGTCAGCGCACTGCCGAAGCCCTGCGGGTCATTCTTGGGCGAGGGAACCCAAAACTCACCGAGGGTCAGCAAGTCACCGGATTCGTGCAACAGCACTGTGCGGACAAACGCACCCTTGTCATCGCGTTCAGTGAACTGCGTGAAGGCAAAACCCTCACTGTGCAAGGCGTCAATCACGGCCTCAACGCACTCAGCAAGGTCTGCATACCGGCTTTTGAAGTGCGGGTTGTCGCTGGTCTTGAGGGCTTTGCCAAACTTGCGTTGGGCGCGGAGGAAGGCGGCAAACAGCATTGGGTCTGCTGATTGTTCGTCACGGGTGTTTTCAGTCATGGTTTTTCCTTCAGGGTTAAAAATCGTCACGGTTAGATTCCATGTGGTCATAGACCTCACTGGACAGGGCATCAATGTCGGCTTGCTTCATCTTCCGCTCAAGCCAAAGCGCGGGGCGTCCACGGGTGTCCAGCAGTTCCCAAGAACCGTGTCCACCTTCCTCTGGCATCCAGTTGTCGGGATGGCCGCGTGTGTACATGGGCACAAACGGTTCCCATTCCAGCACCCGGACGATGCAAGGAATGCCGCAGACGCGTGTGCTGAATTCAGTCATTTGCCCCCCCGGTCAAGGAAGATGCACTCACCAACATGGGTCTTGCCTTTGGCGTCCACATAGGATTCGCCACAGCCAGCGGCCCACTCAGCAAACAAGACAACGAAAAAGATGAGCAAGGCAGCACTGAGCAAGCCTTGAATCAGCCAGACGAAAAAGCGTTTGATGATGTTCATGATGTTCCTCAGAATGGTGCGGGCGGCAGTTTGTCGCGTTGCTGTTTGTTGTAGTCACGGATTTGTTTGGGAGACCAAGGGATTGGCCCCCCGGGTGGGGGGAAAGGCCACATGGTCAAGCCGTCAACAAGAGTGATTCAGCTTGTGACTTGAGGCGGTTGCCGTCACCAAACCAAGCGTTGGTCATCCGGGTGTCGGTGTTGTGACCCCGTTCATGGTCAACAAACTGCGTGATGGCGTTGAGCAAGCCCCAACGAGTGCCGCGTGTGCCGGGAAGGTCTGCGCCCATGCCCTTGCCGTCAAACAAGGCCAACACTTGCTTGTAGGCGCGGGAATCTGCCCAAACTTCCTGTTTGACCTCAACACCGGGAATCCTGACCAGTTGCTTGGTCTGAGGGAACAGGGTTGTCAGGTACTCTTTGACAAACGCGGTGCTGACGCCTTGGCGGGCCAGCTTGCGGTAGTTGTCCATCATCCCGTCAAAGCCACCGACCACCAGACCCAACTTGTCACGCATCAGGCTTGCGTCAAAACGCGCACCGTGGGTGATAGACACGCGGGATGGGGCTGTCTCACGGTCAGCCATTGACAGGGTGTTGTTGCACACAACGCGCACGCTGGTGAACTGACCTACGGTGGCGGTGGAGCCGTCAAAGCTGGTGGACAGCAGCAGGTAGCCGCGCACCGCGTCATCGCCCAACACACAAGCCTCACGGTTGACGTTTGCCAGTGCCCAGATGCGCTTGCCACCGCTGATTGCGCCAGCAACCTCAAGGCTGAACCCGGCAGACTGAACCAAGGTGTTGAAGAAGTCCAAGATTTCACCGGGCTGGTGGATGCGGTAGCGGTCTGTCACAACGCCCAAGGGGGCTTGCGTGTCACTGCGATACACCACGTTGCGGCCGGGGACGGGGTGAGCCACGCCACCAAGTTCCGGGACGAACATGGCGCGGGCAACTTCAGCTTGCCAGTCCAAACCGGCCTCAGTTTTCCAGACCTCAATAGGGGCGTTGGGGGTCAGGTTCTGACCAAGGCCATGCCAAGGTTTTGTGCCAACAAAAGCAATCTCAGATTTGCCGGTGATTGCGTTGGTTTCGATCAAGTGAGCCATTTGAATTTCCTTTGAAAAGTCCCTTGCGGGCGGGTTATGACGTTCCGGTTGGCGCGTCCCACAGCCCCCATCAGAGGCTGTGAGCCGGGTCATCAGGGTTTGTAATGAGCGGCTTTGGTCAATAGTAGTTCTTGCGACAGGCGCAGGTCTGGGTGGAGGTCAGCCAACGAGTTGAACACCTCTTGAGCGTCAGCCCGGTCAGCGTACACACCGAAAATGAAGCCGCTTTTGGCGATGACAACAAAGACGTATTTCATGGTGATTCCTTTCAGGCCAAAACGTTGAAGTGGAAATGAACGCCATATTGGCAAGCGTTGATTCCAATGAACACCGGGAAAAAGCGGCCATCGGTGTGTTGCATCACGATGTAGCGCAAGGGGCCACAAGAAGGATGCTCAACTTCAGCGGGGAATTTTTTGGCAACAGCAGCGTGTGCGTTGTCAGCGGTCTTGTAGGTTTTGACCGGTGTGAGGGTGATGTGCTTGGACATTTCAGTTTCCTTCAAAAGACCCCAAGACGTTCGGGGCATGAAAAGAATTCTGACGGAAATTAAGCGGGCTTAAAAGAATTATTTTTAATCCCAACCAAAATGTAGGGTTATGTTTGTCAAGGTCAAAAAGTGAGCCCAAATTGGCCGCACGCAAGAACACAGCAAATCGCACGCAGGTGCAATTTGAGGGGGTGGTTTGAACAACCGGGTGCGGATAAAAGCAATCGCAGCAAGAAAACACCATCTCGCAATTTCGTGTAGGGGCAAATTTGAACTTTTAAGCCAACTTGCGGCACAATCCGGGGCATGAAAAAACAAGACGCAATCCTCAAGGCCGGTTCCGTCAGTGCCCTTGCCGCACTGCTTGGCATCAGTCAAGCCGCAATCAGCATGTGGGGCGAAACCATCCCCCAAGCCCGAGAGTGGCAACTCAGGGTCATCCGGCCTGAGTGGTTTACTTCCTGATGTAAGCCAGCTTAAAATAAGGGGCCACCGGCTAGGTTCGCCACCGAAAAGACGTTTCATCACCGTCCTGCCGTGTTGGTTCTTTGTGATGCCAGCACCATGATGAGGTGAAACTTGTTCCATTACCCTTTCCACGTCAGCGACTACATTGCTGACACGGCCCACCTGACCCTTGAGGAAGACATTGCGTACAGGCGTTTGCTTGACCTGTACTACACCAATGAAAGCCCCATCCCCAACGACCCCCCCGGGGTTGCCCGCAGGGTCAGGATGCCCATGCACATTGAGGTTGTTGCCTCAGTCTTGCAAGAGTTCTTCACGCTGTCGGAAGATGACTGCTGGCACAAAGCCCGCTGTGACGCTGAAATCGACAAGTTCCGTTGGTTTGCCGAAGCCGGGAAAAGGGGAGCCGAAAAACGGTGGGGGAAGTCCACTCAAGATAGCCCCCCCAATAGCCCCCCTAATGCAACCCCACATCCCGGGCCAATAGGAACCGAGAACCGAGAACCGAGAACCGAGAACCAAATTAAAGGGGGTAAACCCCCTATGTCGGCAACTGCGTTCCCGCCTTGCCCGCATCAGGAAATTTTGGCCTTGTGGAAAAAGCACTTGCCCCACCTCAGTCAGCCACGGGTGTGGGAAGGTTCCCGACAAGCAAACCTGCGCCAGCGATGGACGCAAGCGGCCAAGCCGTCCACGTACAGCCCGAAGGGGTACAGGTCACTGCAAGAGGGGCTTGAGTGGTGGGACGGGTTCTTGGGATACATCGCGCAGGACACCAAGCTGGCGGACGGTTTTGAGACAGGCGGGCGCGTATGGCGTCCAGACCTTGAGTGGGTTGTGAACGCCAGCAACTTCCAAAAAATCATTGATGGGAAATACAACAAATGAGCATCAAAGCAATGAAGCAGGCGTTGGAGGCGTTGGCAGCGTCCGATGATTTTCTGTTCAACTACCACGACTGCGAACCAAACAACGAGCGTGAGATGGACGCCTATTCGGAAATTCGTGCAAATAATCACGAAGCGTTTATGGCCCTCCGCACCGCCATCGAGCAAGCAGAGAAGCGATGGTCTGAGTTCAACGAAACGACCAAGCGCAACATTGAACACGCCGATTGGTACTTGTCCACGCATTCGGCTCCTGAGCCGGTGGGTGTGGTGAAGGTTCTGCCGCTTGGCGATGGCCACAAGCCAATGCACTGGTCTGACTGGACTGATGATGACAACCATCCGCCAGAGGGCACGCTGCTCTACACCACCCCACCCGCAGCACCTGTGCAGGAGCCTGTGGCGCAAAGCATGATTAAAGCCCTGACACACGCTGTCGAAATTGCGGAGGCAAAGCGACCCGGAACATGGGACGACCTTCTTCAATATCGTGCTCTGCTTGCCACCCCATCCGCAGCACAGCGGCAATGGGTTGGGCTGACGGATGAGGAGGTTGACCACACAGAGTGGATACCGAAGCGCGGATCGCAAATAACGTATGACATTGGATGGCTTGACAACATGAGGATATTTGCCCGTGCCCTCGAAGCCAAACTCAAGGAGAAGAACACATGAGTTTTGCCAAACCAATCAAACCCTTTGCTGACCGCATCAACGATGAGGCGGCGCAAGACCGACAAACCATGTGCAAGGCGCATGAGTGCCCGAACCGTTGGAGCGTTGCCCCTGAGATGCTTTGTTCGGCACACGCATGGTCATCGCCTCACTTGTGGCCGCAAATCACTGATGAGCAGTATCGCCACATTGCAGAGCGGCAGAGCCGTCCGCAGAACCCTGAGCCATACCGGAAGGTAACGCGTGAGGAAGTTGACAGGGCGCGGGAAGCCCTCAAAGCATTTGTGCGCGGCAACCAGCTTGACCCCAAGCAGTGGGCGCGGAACTTGAAAGCCCGGGAACAGGCCGGGGAACACCTCAGTGATGTGCAACGCAAGATGTGGAGGGCCGCATTAAATGAACGCAATTCAAGCCAAGATGATTCTTGACCGTGTGCGTGAAGGTTGGGATTATTCCGAGGCCACAATCACGCGGGCATTTTTTATCACGGGGGAAATAAGTGAACACGAACTCAGAGCAATGGAAGGCCGAATGCGAAGCCCGGGAGTGGGTTGCCCGCTACAAGATACGGGCGATGGAATATGGCCGGGGTGAGGCCCGAGCATGGTGGGATGACGTCTGCAAAGACATTGAAAAAAAACGCGGCAAAAAAGCCTTGGACGAACTCAAAAGGATGATGAATGAGGAGAGCAGCAAAAATAGACGCGAACCAACAAGCCGTGGTTGACGCGTTGAGACAAGTGGGCGCAACAGTTCATTCCCTTGCGGCTGTTGGCGGGGGTTGTCCTGACTTGCTGGTGGGGTTCCGGGGGCGGACGTTCCTTATGGAAGTCAAGGACGGCAACAAGCCGCCAAGCGAAAGACGCCTGACGCCTTTCCAAGTTCTTTGGCATGAGCAATGGACAGGCGGGTCATTGACCGTGGTGAACAGCCCGGAAGATGCGCTGAAAGTGATTGGAGTGATATGACAGACCTACCAGACAAAGCCGCTGAGTTCATTCGTGAAAATGCGGCCGCATACGGCAACGCCAAAGGGCGGCGTGTACACCTTGAGGAATTTCGCAAGAGCAAAAAAGCCCTGCTGATGAAGGACGCCTTGATGCGCGGCATTGAAGCGGCCAACGCGCAAGAGCGGGAAGCATACGCTGACAGGGAATACCGGCAGTTGTTGCAAGGCTTGGCCGTGGCGATTGAGGATGAGGAAACACTGCGCTGGCAGTTGGAAGCCGCACGCCTTGAGATTGAGATATGGCGCACCCGGCAAGCAACAGAGCGCATGACAGTGGGTTCACACAGATGAGAAAAAGAACCAGAAGAAAAGTTTATGCCAGTGAAGACACGAACCCTGTGTTGGTTGCCCTCATGGGCGCATCAATGGTGGATGAGGAATCGTTGAACAAACTGCGCTTTGGCGAATTAAGCGCAATCGAATCCATCACTAAGGGTGACGGGACGCTGTGGGAATACCGGCTGTTGGCCGATATGCTCAACATATGTGAGCGAATGGCGGAAAACGGCATTGGCCCGGAAGCACTGCCAGCTTGTGAGGCGTTCAACGATGAACTTGCCAGCATGGCAGAGCGATACGAAAAGACCGGAAAAATGGGATTCACCGGGCGCGGCTTGCAGCTTGCCCGTGAGGTGTACGAATACCACGACATTCAACGCTCAAGCATTACGCTGGCGGAGTATGAGCGCATGATAAAAAAAACCAACGATTACATCAGGTCAAACGGACACCGCGTGGTGCATCTTAAATGAACAACAAACTCAGCGCATCAGACAGAAGGCATCTTGCCGTTATCAAGGAGATGCCATGCGGCGTGTGCGGCGCGTCAGGGCCATCGGACGCTCATCACGTTGAACAGCACATGCAATTCCTGTGCATTCCGCTGTGCAAAGACTGTCATCAAGGTTCCCACAACGGGATTCACGGTCGCAGGTCAATTTGGAACGTGTTGAAAAAAACAGAGATGACCGTGTTGAACGACACCATAAGACAACTTACAATGAGCAAATCCTGAAAGGAACCGTCATGGTGAAATTTGTAGCAAAAGTCGAATCCACAGAGGCAATACAGCAGTCAGCCAGTGACCCACTGATGGAGTTTGTCATGTGTCTGCTTCACGCCCGCACAACAGCGCAGTTGAAGCACTGGATGACCCAAAGCCGAAGCGACCATCAGGCACTGGATTTTTTCTATGAGGGAATCATTCCGCTGGTTGACCAGTTTGTTGAAGGCTTTCAGGGGCAATACGGCAAGTTGCACAGCGTCATTGACGGGTACAAATTCCCAACAGTTGAGCCGCTGGAATACTTTCTTGCGCTTGCTCAAGAAATCGACACAAAGCGCACAGCCACCGGTTTTCCGATTGAATCGTGGCTTCAAAACTCAGTGGACGAAATCAGATTGCTGACAAGCCAAACCATTTACCAACTGCGAGAACTGTCCTGAACGGAGACCCCATGACAAAACAAGACAAGCTGAAAATCGTTTACCGCAAGGTCAGCACCCTATTGCCTTACGCCCGCAATGCCCGCACACACAGCGATGCTCAGGTGGCGCAGATTGCGTCATCTATCCGGGAATTTGGCTTCACTCAGCCCATCCTGTTGGACGGTGAAAACGGCATCATTGCCGGCCACGGGCGGTGGCAAGCCTCAGTGCTGTTGGGGTTGGCGGAAGTCCCCACCATTGACCTGAGCCACATGACGGAAAGCCAAAAAAAGGCGTACATCATTGCGGACAACAAGCTGGCCCTGAACAGCGGTTGGGATGAGCAACTGTTGGAGTTGGAGATTCAAGACTTGCGTGACGCGGGCTTTGACATTGACCTGTTGGCCTTTGACCCGTCTGAATTGAAGTCTGCTGACGTGGATTATTCTGTGTTGGAAGATGAGGAAATTGACGACCAGCTTGACGAGATGAGCAAAGGGGTTCGCAAAGCCATTCAGATTGAGTTTGAGCCTGAACACTACGCTGAAGCGCAAGAACTGGTCAAGTGGTGGCGTGAGCAAGGCGGCTACATTGGGCTGATGCTCATAAATCATTTGCGCGGTCAAAAAGAAAAGCTGTCTGCGTGAGATGTTTTTATCTGGTGGGCTATCACGGTTGCGGGAAAACCACCCAAGCAAATTTGCTTGAACAGACATACCCGCACTACAACTACATTGGCGGCAAGCTGGGCCTTGATGCCATCCGAAGCGTTCAACAGCTTGTGGATGAGGTCAAGGCCAGCAAAACCGATATGGTGATTCACGGTTGCATCTTCCAGACCGAGCCAATGATGGTGCGGCTGACGCGGCTGACAAGCCTTGAGGTCATCGTGCTTCACTCCCTGCCTGAAACAGTCAAGACCCGGACGATTCACCGTGGGGCGGCAGAGTACAACGTCAACAAATTCAAGGCCCATTACAGCTTCATCAAAAAGCTACCGGTCATGAAAAAATACTACCCCTTCAAGCTGCACGTTGTGGACAACAACCGCACTATTGAGGAAGTTCAAGCGGAACTGAGGGAAATATGTGCGCCATTCTAGGTTTCATTTGCCCTGAGCCGACCAAGGAAGCGATTGACACGCTCAAGCAGCTTTTCATTGAGTCCAAGATACGCGGGATGCACGCCTATGGCTATGCGGCCATACAGGACGGCGCGTTGATTGAGTACAAGAGCAACACCCTCAAACCCCTGTTGGACAGCATCAAGACGCCCACAATGCTCATTGGGCACTGCCGTTACAGCACCAGCGGGGATTACCGCAACCACCTCAACAACCAACCCCTACGCCACGGTGACGAGTATTTGGTGTTCAACGGCGTGATTGACATGAGAACCAAGGCGGAGATGGAAGCGGCCCACCGCATCAGCATGAGTTCCGACAATGACGGCGAAATCATGCTGCAAGCCAAAGACCGGATGAAGCTGCTCAAGTCCAAAGTGACGTTCAGTGGCCTGACACTTAATTCGCACCGCCTTGCGTTTTTCCGCAATGAGGGAAGGCCCGGGTACAAGGGCACGCGTTACGGTGCAACCTTCATCGGTTCTACTGCCGACATTTTGAGGCGTTGCCGGATGGAGCCAGCGCAGATGAACCCGTATGAGGTGCACGAATGGACAGCGTGACCGAATACCTGTCATTTCACCGGGCCAGCAGCCTTGCCGGGGATATTGACCCCCAAAATGACTGCCTCAGCTACATCGCAGACCGCTATGAACTGAACATGGAACAGCGATATTGGCTGGCATTCCTGTTCGGGACGTGTTACTGCGCACCCACGGTGTTCTACATCTACAACGAATTTCCCGACTATGAAAACGTGGACGTGAACCGGCTTCAACGCTGGTGGGACGCCAACAGAAACCGTCTTGTGTTTCAAACCGACCGTGCCCGCGTGCGAAGCAACAACGAGTTTGTCAACGCCTTCCGCTCATACCGGGATATTGTCGGGCCAAGCCAGCAAGAGTATTTCAGTGGGTTTCGTGTGGATAACCCTGTGGAAACGTATGTCAAAGCCTACGGGCGGCTGAACAACATCCACTATTTTGGCCGGTTTACCATGTTCATCTACCTTGAACTGGTGTCAGTGCTTACTGACACGCCAATGATTCCGCACACGCTGGCCCTGCGCGAAGCCGAAAGCTGCCGCAACGGTCTGGCCTTGGCTTTGGGCCGCAAAGACCTGTTCACCCATTTCGTGGACAAGGAACTGACGGTGCACGACTATGACGCGCTAGATGACGGGTTCAACGACATACAGCAACGCATTGACGGAATGGCAATCCGCCACAAAAACCTGTTCAACATTGAAACAACCTTGTGCGCCTACAAAAAGGTCAAACTTGGCAAGCGGTTCGTGGGCTACTACATTGAGCGCATGAGACAGGAAATTGAGGCAATGAAAAAAAACGTCCCTGTGGGCGTTGATTGGTCAGTCCTGTACGAGTTCCGCAGAACAAACTACCAACAGAAATTCCTCAAGGAAGCCAAAGCATGAGACACATTGAGCTTGTCCAAGTACCGCACAGCGTCAAAGTTGGGGACGTTTGCGGGGAGATTCAGCCCAACATCACCGAAAACACCGTGTTTACGGTCAACGGAGAGCCGATTGGGTTTTACTTGCAGGAAATCCCGCTCAGACTGCGAAAGCTGATTGACGTTGCAAATGCCGAATTCCTGTCAGAGCGCGTACCCAAAAGCATGATGAACCGCACCAGTGGCGAACAAGGGCTGACCGAGCGCGTCCAGCAGTTCAGCACCATTTTGGGAAGCGTCCCACCAAGGCCACACATGAAACGGCCATACCCCTCAATAAGCAGCGTTCACCAAGTGGCGTCCGCTCAGACCTTCATCAAGGCAATGCTGTTGGCCGCAGAGGAATCTGCAAGGGTCATCAAAGACATTGCCCCTGCCTTGTACGACAAACAGAAAGCCATCATTGAGGAAAAAATCCCACCTAAATACCGTTTTGGGGAACTGTTCACCAGTAGCATCAGCAATTTCAACATCAGCGCGTCATTCCACAGGGATGCGGGCAACCTTGAGGGATGCGCCAACGTCATCATTGCCAAGAAGCACAACGCCAGAGGCGGAAACACGACTGTGCCAGATTACGGGGCCACGATGGACAGCCGCGACAATTCGATGCTTGTTTACCCCGCATGGCGCAACGTCCACGGAGTGACGCCCATAGTGCCAACCAAGGAAGGGGGATACAGAAACAGCCTTGTGTTCTACCCCCTCAAAGCCTTTGCCAACCATTGGGATTGACCTATGCCGTCAACACCCGTGTACAACAAGTGCCAAAGCCTTGGATGCCCAAACCCCAAGACCAAGCTGAACAGCTATTGTCACGAACACGGGGGAAGGGATTACGCCTCAAGGGAGACTGACAGCATCTACCAAACACCTGCTTGGCGAAGCGTAAGACAGAGGCAACTGAGCATCCAACCCTTATGCCAAGGATGCCTGAGCAGGGGAAGGGTGGAGATGGCAAAGCACGTTGACCACGTGTTCCCTTGGCGTCAGGTGGGCAAGCACGCCTTCCTTCACAACATCTTCCAGAGCCTTTGCGGGCCATGCCACTCATACAAGACAGGACAGGAGAAACACGGGATGATTGAACACTACACGCCAACAGGCGTTGAAAGCCTCACGATTGATGACTACGCCATGCGCGTGAGGGTAAACCCGTGA